TTTGGGAGGAAGTAACTTATGGCTAGAATATTATGCAACGTTGCTGGTGGCGGGAAACCATTGAAAGGCAACGCTGAAACTGGTGATGTACTTGCTGGAAAGACTTTCTCAAATAAGCAGTCCAACGCTTTAACTGGTTCGATGCCAAATAACGGAGCGTGGAGCGCATCAACGTCTGGAAGTGGCTCTGTAACAATTCCTGCGGGATACCATAATGGATCTGGAACTGTGAGTGGATCTGCTTCATATAACAGCGGTTATACGGACGGTGTTTCATCTGGCAAAGGCACAAACACCACCGTAACTATATCAGGTGCTGCTGGCGGTGCTGGCGCTGTTTATTTCGCAATAAATCTTACCGTTAATTCAAATGGGACCGTCCATGTAAACAGCATAAACAAAACGAGGTCTGGTGGTAGACCTTATGATTTTGATGTTGTGAGAATGGGCTTTACTATAACTGGCACAGATGGGTCCTGTGCATCAGCAAGAGACCATTAAAGTGACAGTACACTTATTCAATATTGAAGTGTACTAAGTTAGCTTCAAAAGCAAGTAAATATAATGTTATTGTTTCTGTATTCTTTATCTCATTCTGCCCGTTCGTATAACCGCTGTTATATGAATCAAAATCTTGATGGTTAGATTTTAATTTACATTTCTTCTCAATAGCATAGGCAGTAAAAATGTTTATGCTATTGAGTCTTAAAATATTGTGCCCAAAAACCAATATTTTACTCAGACAGCCATCCCAGCGCCCTCTTCAAAATATATAGGCTGTCTTTATTAACGCAACTCACAAATTTCTCACAAAAATCCTAAATTATTTAGGTGAAAGGACAAATTATATGGCAGATGGAAATTTATCACCAGCTGATCTTGCAGCAGTTACCGGAAATGGCGGATTCGGTGGCAATGATGGACTCGGCTGGCTTATTCTGATTTTTCTTATGCTTGGTTGGGGTGGATATGGAAATAGAGGAGGCGCTCCAATGCCTAATGTAGCAACAAATGAAGGAGTTCAGGCAGCCATCAATAACCAGACAGTTAACTCTGGTATTCAGCAGGCCCTTCTCTCTTCTGCAAACAATAACTATGAGACTCTTCAGGCTGTAAATAATCAGACAGCCACACTCATGCAGCAGAATTATGCGAATCAGATTAACGCTGTTCAGGGGTTTAACAACGTTTCTCAGCAGATCACCAATCAGACCAATCAGCTTTCGGCTCAGCTTTCTCAGCTCGGATTCCAGATGGAGAATTGCTGTTGCTCAATAAAGACAAAGATGGATCAGATGCAGATTGATGATCTTACTCGTCAGCTTGCTGATGCACAGAATAAGGCAAATCTTGCTCAGCAGTCTCAGACCATCCTTTCTAACCTTGGTCGTTTTGTAGCTTGGGCTGGTTCAGGCGCAGCAACTACATCTGCTGTTAATTCGTAATGAGATAAGAGGGCACTGGGAACATGGATATTCTTTATTACAACAATCAAATCAGAGACGAGCTTGATGGAGCTTGCGATTACATTCAAAGAGCTATTGACTGTAAGGATACGAACTCGGATCGTGCCTCAACATTTGCAAAGATGTCTGAGATGGAATTGGACCACGCTTCTAAACTTCTAGATATGTTTAAAGAAGATTACAACAAAGAAGATACTAGTGATTCTATTTATCCTCAGATTAAGCAATTACTTTTAAATATGTATGCTGAGTCTTATGCAAAAGTTGCACACATGCAAGAGCTCTACAAAGAAATGTAAGGGAGCGCAACTTAATGTGGAAACCAATGGAACCAATTGAAATGACTACAACAATCCTTACATTCTGCCTCCTTCTCTCAAATTTCATTCTTATGATCATAATGTGGGTCGATAAGGCGAAAACCCCTGAGAAAAACCAAAACACACGCATTATGGTAATTGAGGATGAGATAAAAGATATTTATGAGAAGATAGGAAAAGATAATAACAGGCTCAGAGAGCTTGAAAAAGGTAATGTTGTAACACAAGAAGCAATCTTGGCTCTTTTAAGTCATGCGATTGATGGGAACAATACGGATGGTCTTAAGAAAGCCAAAGATAATCTTCAAACATATTTGACACATAAGGGTGTGACAAGCATTGAATGATAAACACCTAAAGAAAATTGTAACTGGAGTTCTAATCTATTTTATCTCTTTCGTAATTGTTACTTACATAACGTTTTATATTAAAGACTCTATTCCAGACACGCTTGTCCAATTTGGGCTTGGCGGTGGCGCAGTAGAGCTTTTTAGTACAGCGCTTATCCAAATGTGGAAAAAGAAATACGAAAAAGATAATGGCCTGACACAAGATGATGCAGAACTCTTTGATGCAGATTTAAACGAACATAATTCGGAGGAATAAAAAATATGGCAAGGATTACATGGGATGGAGTTGGCGAGAAACTCTTTGAAACCGGTACCGATAGAGGTGTCCTTTATATTCAGGATAAGGGAGCATACCCGAAGGGTGTAGCTTGGAATGGTCTTACTTCTGTTACAGAGTCTCCTTCTGGTGCAGATGAGAATGCATTCTATGCAGATAACATCAAGTACGGCAGCCTTCGTGGTGCTGAGGAGTTTGGTGGTACGATCAACTGCTATGCTTACCCGGATGAGTGGGCAGAGTGCGATGGCTCTATCAACGTTGTTCCGGGAGTTGTGCTTGGACAGCAGAAGAGAAAGCCGTTTGGTTTCTCCTATCGCTCTCTGATTGGTAATGATGCGGATGGCATTGATCATGGATATAAGATTCACCTGATCTACAATGCAACTGTATCTCCTTCAGAAGCAGAGTACCAGACTGTAAACGATAGCCCTGAGGGAATCGAGTTCTCTTATGAGTTCACGACGACTCCTATTCCGGTTAACTCTGTTCCTGGAGCAAAGCCGGTTGCTCGCCTTACGATTGACAGCACTAAGGTTAAGGCTGATCAGCTTAAGGCTCTTGAGGACAAGATTTACGGAACTGAAGAAGCAGAAGCATCTCTTCCGCTTCCGGATGATGTTATCGCTATGTTCCCGAAGACTACAGGCTAATTAAAAACTAAATAAAAACTAAATAATATACCGCTCACACAAGCCCTCTTGGAGATGCTCTCTGAGAGGGCACTTTTTATTAGGAGGATAATCATCATATGTACAAGATTACTGAAAGCTATGTCGATTACGACGGAAACGAAAGAAAAGAAGATTTCTATTTCAACTTTACTGAACAGGAAATCACAAGAATGCAGTACACCACAGAAGGCGGACTTGCAGAAATGATTAAGAGAATTATTGAAGCAAAGGATACCCCGAGACTCATCCAGATCTTTGAAGATCTTATTACAAAATCCTATGGTCAGAAGAGTCCGGATGGAAGACGCTTCATTAAAACTCCGGAACTTACAGAAGAATTTAAGCAAACGGAAGCTTTCTCTCAGATTTATATGAGACTTGCAACGGATGAAAAGGCGGCAACGGACTTTGTTAACAATGTTGTCCCGAAGAAGATGGCAGATGCAGTTGCTGCTCAGGAGAAAGCAAAAGTACTTCCGATGAATAACTAAGATATTAATAGAGGTGGAGAATGCTTAAGATTACGGTAAGCGGAGGAGAGTTTTGGGATAGCTCTAAAGAAGAGTTCTTTACGATTAAACCAACGACTCTTCATCTTGAGCATTCTCTTATCTCTTTGACTCGCTGGGAACAGCACTATAAAAGACCTTTTCTTGAAGAAAAAACTGGGCCACAAACACTAGAAGAGACAATCTATTACATCAAATGTATGTGCATGGATGAAGATGTTCCAGACTATGTGTTTGAAAATATGTCTCAGAAAAACTATCAAGAGATTATTGACTATATTCATGATCCAATGACTGCTTCAACGATCACTAACAATGAAAAACAGAAGCAAGGAAAGAAAGAAATATTAACAAGTGAATTAATCTATTATTACATGACTGCTCTTAATATTCCTTTTGAGTGCGAAAAATGGAATTTAAACAATCTTCGTATGCTTATCCAAATCGCATCTGCTAAAAACAATCCAAAAAAGATGTCAAAGGCAGACACACTAAGACGAAATGCAGCTGCTAGTAAGGCGTGGAGAGCTGCTCATCATAGTAAGGGGTGAATGCTCAAAATGGCGAATGGAATTGTCATTGGAATGAAGACAAAAGGTGACTTTGATAACACATTTAAATTTTTGAAAAAAATGAAAGAGAGATTTTGGCTAAAAAAGTTAGATGTGTATGGTCGCCAGGGAGTAGAAGCTCTTGCAAAAGCTACTCCAAAAGATACCGGACTAACTGCAAACTCTTGGAACTATGATATATCGGATGATGGAAAGACATTAACACTAACTTGGTACAATACAAATGTAGTTAAAGATTACTACAATGTCGCTCTTTACATTCAGTACGGTCATGGAACCAAAAACGGGGGCTGGGTTGAAGGCATTGACTATATTAATCCAGCACTAAGACCTATATTCGAGAAAATCTCAGGAAGTATCTGGGAAGAAATAGAAGCATCATAAATTTAAAAGAGGGAGGTGTATAAGATGCCAGTCTCTGTTGATCAGAAAGTTGTGCAGATGCAGTTTGATAATGCACAGTTTGAAAAGGGTGTACAAGAGACTCTTAATTCCCTCAATCGGCTTCAAGCATCTGTTGAGGCAAATACAAATGAGATAAGTTCGAACTCTTTTAGCGGTTTAACTAGAGGTCTTGAGAACGCTGAGAGTTCTGTACATAAAATGGGATCTGCTGTAGATATTCTCAGAGATAAGTTTTCAGTCTTTGGGACAGTGGCAGACCAGATCACAAGAAACATAACAACAAAGCTTGGCAATATTGTTGTTGAGACTACAAAAACCATAACCGGAATTAATGGGGCAGTAGATGGATTCTCAAAATTCAATCAGAAAACCTCTGCTGTTGCAACACTTATGACAGCCACTGGAGCAAATATTAAAGATGTTACCAAAACACTTTCTGAGCTTCAGTGGTTCACAGATCAGACATCATACAACTTTACAGACATGATCGATACAATGTCTAAGATGTCTGCATCAGGTGAAAAAGACATAAATAAGTTACTTCGGTTTACAGAAGGTTTTGCTCTGGCAGCTGCAAAAGCAGGTGTTGGTGCTCAGACAACTTCAAGGGCCATGTACCAGCTTACACAGGCAGCTTCTCGTGGTTACATCCAGTATCAGGATTGGCAGCAGGCACTTGGAACAACCAATATTGCGACAGATGATTTGAAAAAAAGAATGATAGCAGCTGGTGGAGAAGCTGCAAAGGCTGCTGGCGCATATAAAGATTTTAACTCATCTCTTAAAAAGGGTTGGCTCACTATTGGCGTATTTTCAAACGTCATGGATCAGTTCACTCAAGGTGTAAACTCTGCGAACTATTCGTTGGATGAAGGTGGCTTTATTCATTCAATGGATGGAGCAGCTGATTCTACAACAGCATTCTCAGAAGAAGCATTCAATGCAGCAATGGAGTGCCGTACTTGGTCAGATGTTGTTGACGCTGTTAAAGACTCTATTGGTTCAGGATGGTCCAATTCATTTGAGGCAGTTCTTGGAGATGCTAATGAAGTAAGAGCATTATTTACTGGAATCGCTAACCTTGCAATAGAGATTAGTGATAAGTTCACATCAGCAAGAAATACTCTTCTTTCTGGTTGGAAAGAGCTTGGAGGAAGAGAAGATCTACTGCACTCTCTTGTGAATACTCTTAATGCAGCCTATAGAATCGTAAAGCCAATAACACAGGCAATGGCTGATGTTTTTGGAGGCCCTACTCCAGAGAATCTTAAAAGCATGACTGGCTCTTTGGAATCTTTTACAAAGAGTTTAAGTATAAGTCATGAGAGAATGATGGAGATCTATGATACTGCAAAAACAGTATTCACGGTTATTAAGAATCTTCTTGGTCTAGTTAAGAAATTCTGGGGACCAATTCGTTCTATCATCCTTGTTATTGGGATTCTGCATTCTATAAGGACTTTACTTGGTGGCGGACTTGGACTTAATAAAGTATTCGCGCTTATCAAACTTATTATTGCGTTTAGTATTCTTAAGCGTCTCGGAGGCGTACAAAAAGCTGGAGAAGGAATAAAAACAGTTATCTCAAAAGTTGTACAAGTCTTACAGAATGCCTTCAATAAGGTTAAGAATATATTCTCAATTATAGGTAAATCCAATGTTTGGCAAATAATTATTAAAGCACTGAAAACAATAGGGACAGTAGCTTTAGGAATTCTTGGTCTTATTATTAAAGGAGTAACAGCAGCCATTAATAAGATAAAGACCATTGACTTCTCAAAAGTTACTAATTTCTTCTTAACGATTTGGGATGTTTTAAAAGGATTCTTCAATTTCTTAGCTCAAAAAATAACTGGAATAAAAGATTTCAGCATCAATTCTTTCTCAGATGTTATTACAGTCTTTAAAGCTTTGTTTGAGAAGATTGGCGGTCATGCTAAGAAATTCCTTGGATTGTTTAATAAGTTTAATGGATTAGATAGGATTCTTAAGAAACTCCCTGGCCTAAATGCATCCACTGACAAATTTGCAACGTCTATGATTGGTGCCGCAAATGCCAGCGAGAGAACTGTTGGAGTAATGGGTTCTCTTAGTTCTCATTTCAAAGCGCTTAAAGGATATATTGATTCAGCAAAAGCTGCTGGTAAGGGCTGGGCAGAGATCGTTTCTAAATTTGCTTCTAAAATTAATTGGGATGCTGTTTTTAATGCCGCAGCAATCTTTGCTTATGTATTTGAACTTTACAAAGCTAATAAGGCTATAAGTTCTCTGGCCGGTTCAATAGGAAAAATCAGTGGTAGCATCGGTGGTTCGGTTAAAAAGATAGCAAAATCTGTTTCTGGAACGTTCGACTCTATAAGTGGATACTTTAAGCAGCTGACCAAAGGAAACTACGGTAAAACATTTAAAGATATCGCAATCGGTATTGCGCTTATAGCCGGTTCGTTAATGCTGCTTTCTTCTCCGCTTATCGACTTTGATAGACTGCAAAATGCAGTTATCATTGTTGGACTTATTGCAGTCGCTTTGGGTGGAACCGCGTATGTTCTTACAAAGTTATCAAAATCGGTCGACATCAAAGGCATATATGCTCTTGCTATTGCGTTCGTTGTATTTAGTGGAGTATTACTCGAAGCCTCTGTTACGCTTGCTATCATTACTGCGATATTCAACCATTTTGTTAAGACATCTAAAAGCTTCGGCGAAGCTATTGGGAAGCTATATGCGCCATTAGGTGCCCTTGCTCTTTTAATGGGTATCGTTGTAGGAGTTATGGCTGGTATAGCGTTTTTGTCTCCTCTATTATCAAAAGCGTCAAAAGCCATATTGCTGTTAGGTGCATCCTTCATTGTGTTCAGTGCTGGTTTGACTGGTGTTTCTATTTCACTGTTGTTCTTTGCAGGATCATTAAGTGTTATTAATGCTCAGATCAAGAAATTTAGCGATAAATTTGTCACCTTTATCTCTCAGGTCAAGTCAGTTGGCGATAAATTAGGTGTCTGGAATGCTTTAATGAAGAGACTGAATCTGGAAGGCAAAGACACTAAGGCGCTGATAATCAATCTTGCAGCCGCATTAGGTTCACTTATTGCTGTTTGTTTAGTTGCAAGAGTTATTGCTAGAACATTGACAATAGTCGCGCTCAATATGGCATTGACATTTATAACTTTGTCTGTCTCTCTTTTAGCGATTGCAGGAGCAGTTGTAATCCTTGGAAAGTATAGTGGAGACTTCTTAAACGATGCCACGGCGTTAATGCTTGGTCTTGTTGGACTATATGTATTACTTGAGATGCTTTCTTCAGTTGCAGTATCTTCTGCAGCTGCCAATATTAACTTGGTTGCTTCGGCGATGCTAAAGATCTCAATTTCAATTTTAGTTCTTATAGGAGCTCTTGCATTACTTCAGAAATTGTCAATGAATGATGCAACGTCATTGTTCTATGCCTTTGGAACATTGGCAGGAATGCTGCTTACTTTGGCTGGGGCTGTCAGGATTCTTAATAAAGCGGAGGTCGGAAAGGTCGCAGCTGCTTTACTTGGGTTAACTGTTTCATTGTATTTGTTGATTCCGATCGTAGCTTTGCTTTCTATTAATGCTGCTGTTATTTGGAAGGGCATTGGTCTTCTGAGTGGGTTTATGCTGGCGCTAGCTTTTTCAACAAAGATAATGAACGATGCAAAACCTGGAAGAGTCGTTTCAATACTTGTTACATACGGTGTTGTGGTGACGCTTCTTAGCAGAATATTGATGCAGATATCGGCACTTCCTTTCGAGCAAGTAGCGCCTGCTGTTGGACTAATGGTAGGAATGATGATCGGGCTCTCATGGGCAATCCGAATTATAGTCAACTCAACAAAGGGACTGGGTAAAGTCAATGGTTTTACAAAGATTCTTGCGATGGTCGCTAGTATGGCAGCAATGTGTGCGGCAATTAATGTTCTTTCTGATTCGGTGATGAAGATCGCTAAACTTCCAATTGATCAAATGATTGCAGCAGTAGGATCAATTGTTGTTCTTATGGCCGTATTTAAAGTAGTGGTCACTAAAATGATGGAAGCCGCATCAATAGCTAAATCGGGTAAAGCAGGCATGCAGAAAATGCTAGAAACGGTAGCAATCTGTGCAACTGTCGCCATATCCATGGTTGCCCTTGCATTAGCCGCATCACAGCTTGCAAAGCAGCCAATTGCCAATATAGCAGTCGCTGTAGGTTCAATGGCTGGCCTTATGATCATGCTTGAGAAAATTACTTTAGTAATGATCAAAACAGCTGCAGCAACAAAACTTGGAAAGTCAGCAGGAGAACAAGTGATATCAATGGTTATCATGATGCTCTCCGTTACTGCGTCTATTGGGGTTCTGGCTCAGGTTCTTCAAAGTTTAGCAACTATCCCGGCCAATAAGATTCTTAGTTCTCTTGGAGCACTGGCTGCTATCAGTGGCCTTCTTACAGGAGCCATTGTTGCTATTATGGCAGTTTCTAAGATTGCTAATCCGTCGGCTTTACTTGCTGTTTCACTTACGATGGTTGCGTTTACAGCCTCTGTTTCCATCCTTGCAATTGGAATGACAGCTCTTGCTGCGCTCGAAGGCAAACTTGGTCCGGCTCTCATGGTGGTCGGTGTATTTGGTTTGATAATTACGACACTTTCTCTGGTTAGTTCAGTAGCGAATCCATCTTCGTTGCTTGCAATGTCTGTAGCAATGATTGCATTTGGAACCGCAATAACCATAATGGCTGCTGGGTTTAATATGCTTGCAGCTGTGCCAATTGCTGCGATTCTTTCTACAATTATATCGTTCGGTGCTGTTATGGTTGCACTTTCAGCGCTTTCTATTGTTGCTAATCCAATTACACTTCTTGCTATGAGTGCAGCAATGCTTGCATTTGGAGCTGCTGTTACAATAATGGCTGTCGGTTTAAATATGTTGGCCGAAGTTCCGATTGCAACAATTCTTTCTACACTTATTACGTTTGGTGCAATTCTAACTGTACTTTCAGCTCTTTCTATTGTTGCTAATCCAATGACACTTCTTGCTATGTCTGTAGCAATGGTGGCTTTAGGTACAGGGATTCTTGTGATGGCTGCTGGTTTGTCAATATTATCAGAAGTTCCAATCGGGACAGTTATTTTAGGGCTCGTTGGATTTACAGCAGCTCTTATTGCTTTGGTTGTGGTTATGTCGCTTATTCCTGGTGCTAGTGCGGCAATGCTTTCATTCGGTGGAGCAGTGGCTCTTGTTGGTGTAGGCGTTCTTGCAGCTTGTGCCGGACTTGCAGCTCTTACTTTTGCCATAACAGGTTTACTTCCAGTGATTAGTCAATTCTTATCTGTTATTGTGTCACTGTCTTCTTATTCAGATGGAATGATGAATATGGCTGGAGTGATTGCGGTTCTTGGTGTAGCGCTTATTCCATTTGCAATTGGGTTAGGGCTTGCTAGTGCCGCAGGATTGCTTTGTGCAGCGGCAGTAGCTGCTCTTGCAGCCGCCTTTATGCTTATGAACAGAACTCTCATGACGCTACCTGCGGCTATTAAAGCTGTAAAAAGCGCAATGGGATCTCTTGGCGAGACATTGGCTAAAGCACAAGAGTGGATGGATCATTTTACTCAAAATCTTGGAACAAGCCTAAAGGACGGAGCTGCCAATGTTTGTGAAGGAGCTGCTGAGGTTGCACATAACATCGCATCCTATTTGCACTTCTCTAGCGGACCTGAAAATGGTGAGCTGTCTACTTGGTCCGAATGGATGCCGCATCTTACGCAGCAGTTAGGTGATTTACTTTATAGTTCTGCTGGCAATGTTAAAAAGGGAGCAGCCGAAGTTGGATCAAAGATTAAAGATGGTATCGCTGATCCGATGAAAGATTTAGGTGATGCTCTTTGTGATAATGTGGATCTGAGTGGTCTTTCTGCCATGCTTGGTGAAGCTGGAACCGATATCGGTAATCTATTTGGTGGTAATTTATATAGTACAGGTTCAAGCTGGATTAGTAAGCTTACAAATCTTGGTGGCAAAAAGACAGGGGGTCATTGGGAGCAGCATCTTAATCAGGCTCCAACATGGGTAAAAGATCCACCGCCAAAATTTGCTGATGATTGGCTTCCAGACGACTTCTTTGATCCTAAGCCAGATAATACACCACCAACAAAGCCTCTTGATGATTTTGGTGGCGGGTTAGACGACGTCAGTAAAAAAGCTGGTGGTGCTTCAAAGTCTACAGAAGACTTAAATGAAAAGTTAAAGAAACTTCGAATTTATGCAAAGTATTCTGAAGAAACAATTAAAGCACTATCAAATAGCCTTGGTGGTTGGTCTTACGCAATTTCTAATAATGTCAATGTCACAGAAGGCGCAAAGACCGTGTTCTCTCAGTTAGCCGAGCAAATCTATCAGGACTCTCTCAAAGCAAATGACGAAATAGAAGATACTTCAATGACAGCTGAAGAGAGACTCGAGGCAGTCCAGAATGCTTTTTCTGAAGCATTTAAGACTATCAAGGACAACATTGATGGAGCTCTTGATCTCTTCTCAGAGTTTAATACAGGACTTTCTGAAGCTATCTCCCCTGAGAAGATGTTATCCAATGCGAAATCTCAGGCTGAAGGTATTAAGTCTTTCTATCAGAGAGTGCAGATGTTGGCTTTCAAGGGATTCGGAAAAGAAGTTATCGACGCAATTATTGAAGAAGGTCCGTCTGCTTATGCTAAAGTTTCTTCTATGCTCAAAATGACTGCTGATCAGGTGTCAGAGTACAACAAAATTTGGGCAGGAAGAGAAGAACTTGTTATGACATCAGCAGCTCAGGCAATGGTCGCCAAAGCAAATGTCATTATATTTAAGGGTCTTAAAGAGAGAGTTGCTGCTGAAGGTGCTGGGCAAGAAGCCATCATGAAGGAAGCAAACGCTTACCAAGAGATGAAGAAGTCTGGAAAAGCTTCTTCTGAAGAGCTCCAGGCTCAGTTAAAGAAGGTTGAAGACGCTTGCACAGCAGCAGGAACTACTATGGAGAAATTTATCCATAAGAATCAGGTTTCTACTGTTGAGTTAACAGATGATGTAAAGGAACAGACGAAGGCTTATTGCGAACTGAAGAACAGCGGTACGGCATCAGCAGAGGAACTCCAGGAAGCTCTTACAAAACTGAATGATACTGCTGTAAACAATGGTTTAACAGTCGATGAACTTATCAACAAAGTCTATGACATTAGAGATGCGTCAGCAGAATCTGTTCTCGAGATGATTGATCACCAGGAAGAGTTATATTCAAGGCTTGTACGTTTTGAAGATCTTGGTGATCTTATTGGTTCCAATGTAGCTAGTTCTCTAGAATCTGCTTTTGATCCATTTGGAGAGTGGAAGGACGACTTTGAGCTTACAAGTGAGCAGCTTGTTGAAAGGGTCCAAAAAACTGTTAGTGGAATGCACCAGTACTATGATCAAATGGTTCAGATCGCAAATAATGGCGGTGGTGAACTTATCGCTTACTTTGGAGACAAGTTAACTCCTGAGGTAGTGAACGCTCTTAGTGGTGTAGGCTCAAGCAGTCTTCAGGCAATGGCTGATTCACTTATTGGTGTTCAGCAGTTGATCGATAGTGCTCAGGCTACCGTAAAGCAGTCGTGGATGGATCATGGCAAACTGGATGGTCAGACGTATCAGCAGACTCTGCAAGAGTACCTCGCTGGTTCGCAGTCGATGGCAACACTTGCTCAGCAAATGGGAATGAACTTATCAACAGCGGTTCAGCCTGTTATGACACAAACTGGTATGGATTCTGCCACGATTTATACTGATGCATTAACGGAAGGGTTTGCAGAGAACCAAGAAGCTGTAGAAGCGGACGGGTATAATAATGCAAGCCTTCTTACTCAGTCAATGGCAAACGGAATTCAGGAACAGTCTGGAACAGTTTCAGCAGCAGGCTCTGACCTGTCAATGGCTGTTGACACTGCTGTTAAGAATACACTTACGACTGAGAATGGTTCTAGCATTGGTATGAACTGGGTACAGGGTATCATCAACGGTATCGATGCCAAGAAGCAGGCTGCAGTCGATGCAGCAAGGGCATTGGCTCAAGCAATTTCGGAAACCACATCTGGCACTCTTCAGATTGGTTCACCTTCCAAGCTCTCTTACAAGTTTGGCAGATGGTGGGACATGGGTGCTGCAAACGGACTTGATTCCGCGAGTGGTTATGTAGAGAATGCTTCAGAATCCGTTTCAAATACCATCGTTGATACAATGAGGACAGCACTTCAAGAGGCAAATGATATTCTGTCTGGTGATGTGTCTACTCAACCGGTTATTACTCCTATAATCAATTTGGATAATGCAAAGGCTGGAATCAGAAGTCTTGGTGCATCTTTTAACAGCTCGGCCTTCCGAGTTAATGCAAGTCTTGGAAAGATTAATACTCCGTCAGACAGACTTGCCGATATCGAATCACGACTGAACAGCCCAGAAACTCCGGGTTCAAATCAGTATCAGTTTATCCAGAACAACTATTCACCCAAGGCGCTTAGTAAAATTGATATTTACCGTCAGACTAAGAGCCAGTTCGCGCAGTTCAGAGGACAGGTTAATTCGAAATGATTAAATCGATGACAGTTACTAACGTCATGGGTGCGAGCAAAACGATGCGGCTCACCGGTTACGAGGAAAGTGGTTTTCTTATCAAGGAAATCTCTGGACTTGGAGCCGGTGATGTTAGCATCTACACAACAGAACTTGCTTCAGTCGATGGAAGTATTTATAACTCCTCGCATCTTCCGGAAAGAGATATTGATATTACTCTACTTCCGGTACTGACGAATGATGGAACAACAATAGAAGAACGACGCTTGGAATGTTATAAGTACTTCCCGGCTAAGCAAAAAGTAACACTAACATTTGAAACAGATACAAGAATTGCTCAGATTTCAGGTTACGTTAAAAAGAATGAGCCTGAGATTTTTTCGAGTCCAGAAACGTTTTCAATTACAGTAAGTTGCCCGAATCCATATTTCTTTGATGTCCGATATTATCGTGGAGAAACGTCAAAGATATTTACTGGTGTTGAGAAAGAATTTGAGTTCCCATGGCAGAATGAAATTTCAGATATTCGATCGGTAGCAGGAGCGACATATTATTCAGAACAGACAGCAATGGGATCTGATGGGAAAATGGTTGTTAGTATGCCAGGAGTAACCCTCAACACAAATAATACACTGCTCGTTCAGTTCAAGGATACTGTACCGGTTACAGATAGCAACGCTTCTACCGTAATGAAGCTTGAGTTTAATGGAACACTGTATCATTGCTACACTGAAAACGGAGCCGATCTTACTTATAAAGATTTGTTTTCTATAGATGACCATAACCTGTTACTTCTCAAGTTTATGGATTCTCGCTTCTATTACGTAGAAGAACTCAATCGAGATAATTCATATATACGTAGAAGACTTATATTCTCAGAAAAGTATTCCCGACTCGAGCAGGTTCTTACCTACAAAGGAGATGTTCCGTATGGTCTTACTGCGACCGTTGAAATCTTTGGTTCTATTAGCGGGTTAATCATCTATAACATAGATACAAGAGGATCCATTAAATTTGACGATAACAAGATTAAAGCAGTAACTGGAGCCGGATTGCAGGCTGGGGATGTTATCAACTTCTCAACAATTGATGGCGATAAATACATTACTCTCCATCGTGGAGTTAATAGTTATAGCCTTCTCAATTGTGTCAATAAGAATCTTGAATGGTTCAAGATGAATGTTGGTGACAATCTCTTCTCGTTCACATGTAGCGATACCAATGCCTGCACATTCACAATAACATATAAGACAGCTTTGCTGGGGATTTAATGGAGCGAGTATATGAACATTTATGTTCTCGATTCAAACTTTCAGCGGCTGAGTCCGGTCGTTGATGTGTATGAGAGTTTCATTTGGACTGAGCGATATGACAAAGCTGGAGAGTTTGAATTAGTAGTACCAGCAATGGATGTCTGGCTCAATCTGCTTAAGAAAGACCGATACTTAGAGATCAATGAATCTGATTACACAATGATCATTGAGACAATTGAACTAGACACAGACATTGAAGATGGAGCTAACTTAACAATAACTGGAAGGTCTCTTGAGTCTTTACTTGACCGACGAATAATCTGGGGACAGGTAGACTGTAACGGAGACTTTCAAAATCAGATCCAAAAACTCCTGAATCTTAACGCTATTTCTCCTTCTGATTCGAACAGAAAGATCCCGAATCTCGTATTTGAAGCATCTACTGATCCAGCGATTACAAATCTAACAATTGATACCCAATTCACAGGAGATAACTTGTACGATACGATTTGTGATCTCTGCAAAAAGAATCATATCGGATGGTACATAAAGAAGAACGATGCTGGAAACATGGTCTTTAAATTATATTCTGGTGTTCGTCGAACGCATGATCAAACGGCTGTCCCAGAAGTAATATTCAGCCCATCTTTCTCCAATCTTATTAATACAAAATACGTTAAATCGGAAACACAATTGAAAAATGTTACACTTGTCGGTGGAGAAGGTGAAGGCAACGAAAGAAAGTATGTTTCTGTTGGGTCTGGCTCTGGTTTGTCAAGAAGAGAGGTCTTTACAGATGCTCGTTCAGTCAGTTCAAAAGTAACTGACGACAACGGTAAAAGTAAGGACCTTACAGCGGAAGAATACAATGCCAAACTCACTGATAAAGGAAACGAGACTCTTGGGAAAAATGTGGCAACCACAACGTTTGATGGTGAGGTTCAAAGCCAGATTCAGTGGAAATTCCGGAAAGATTATTTTGTCGGAGATGTTGTTCAGATTGAAAACGAATTTGGGATTAAAGGAACAACCAGAATCATAGAGTGTGCAATATCAGATGATAATCAAAACGGTTATCAGCTAGTTCCGACGTTTGAATCCGATGAAGACGAAAACAAAAATAATGAAGTAGAGGAGAGTTAATCATGGCTTTTAGTTACGGATTTTTTGATTCAAAGAATGGGGATCGAAAGTATGATGCTACAGAATTCTCCTCGATCTTTGATGGAATTATTAAAGATGGTGTCTACATGGATATTGGGGACCACTACAATGTTACAGCAAATGGAACCTCCATGTCCGTATTTGTAGGTACTGGAAGAGCCTGGTTCGATCACACATGGAGCCTTAATACAAGTGCTTATGAGCTTAAGATCGATCAGGCAGAAGTAGTACAGAATAGAATTGATGCAATAGTGCTTGACATTGACCACAGAGATGCTTACAGATTAAACACTCTTATGGTCGTAAAAGGCACCAGGTCAACATCGCCTGTAAAGCCGACTCTTATTAATGAGCAGTACCATAAACAGTATCCTCTTGCGTATGTTACTATCGCTGCTGGGACTACTGCTATTACAACAAGTATGATCGAGAATATGGTCGGCACATCAGCTTGTCCTTTTGTCACTGGTATCATTCAGACCATTTCAGTTGACGATCTCATTGGCAAGTGGGAATCCCAGTGGAATGAAAAGATGGCTTCTTCTGAGTATGAATTCAACGAATGGTTCTCAGGAATAAAGAATAAACTCTCAACAGATGCTGCCGGAAAACTTCAGGAACAGCTTGACTGGTCGACATGGACAATTCTCAAAAGCGGATGGTCTTCTTCAACAATTGCTAATCTTGGAGATGGCCAAAGTTACTACACGTACACTCTGCAACTGAATGGAGTCTATATCGAAACTCCATTAATTGAAAGAGCTCCTTCTGGAACGAATTCAGTTCAGACTGTTGCAGAAGCGGAGGCGTTTACCTTACTTACGGCACCTCACGGATGGGCGATTCTTGATACAGATAAAAAGACAATTACGTTCTATGCTCATGAGAAACCAGCATCTGACATCACGCTCAAAATACAGGGGGTAAGTTAATATGAGAGAGCTTGTATTTAAAGTAAATGGTCAATCTCTTGAGAAAGACCCAGAATGCAGCTTCGATGGATTGATCGCCGGTAGCTCAAACTATCTCTCTTGCAGAATTATATTTGAAGATCATGAGTACGATAATCTGGAAAAGATCATCGAGTTCATTACAAGAGATAATAGCGAGTTCTTTCAGATCAAAGAAGAGTCTATAAACATTCCTTCCTGGGTTACAGCAAAAGCGTACTTTAAGGTGCGAATCCATGGTGTTGATCTCAAGAAGAAAACAGAGATTGTGACAAACACGATTTATATTCAGCAGGAGGTTGGATAACAGATGGCTACAACAATAAGCGAGCTTCTTGGAATTGACGAAACTCAGATTATTCCTGGTACTACTCCTAAGCTTGAGATTGCGATTGACAATGATATTATCACTTCCACGTCTTCTGTTCGTATTGATGTCGTGCAGAATGATAAAGTAATTCTTCAGATTACAGAAGCAGATATCGATAAAGGAAATAGAAAGATTACTTACATTTTTACACAAAGCGACACTAATGCAATGAAAAAAGGAACCGTGAAGATTCAGGTCCATGGCATCACTTCTGATGGCGCCGCATGGAAGAGCTCCATTCTTTCAATATCTGTTGGAGAGTCTCTTACAAATACTCAGATCATGTAATGGAGGCTTAGCATATGGCAAATGGAGTAATAGAGGTTGAAGCTCGAGCATCATTACAAAACTTAAGCATTGAAGGCGAGATTGACGGAAACAAATTAAACTATGGGCCCACAAAAGCCGTTGATCGGGAATTTTTCAGATTGCTCCCAAAGGGAGGAACATATATCCCAGCCAATGCCGATTTAAATTCCATAGAGTATATAAAGGTTGGAATTTACTGTAATAGTGTAAGTGCGCAATCAGGAACAATAAAGAATATTCCCGCTAACAGCGCTTTCATAATGTATGTACTCTCTCCATTATCAGAAACTTACGACAATGAGAGCACTGCCCTACCGGTATACAGATTAAGAATTTTTATCACAAACGCGGGGGATAAAATATTCGTTCAGAGAGTTTATAGTGAGAGTAAAGTCGGAAGCTTCTATTATGGTCCGTGGGTTAAAATGACCAATTCAAATGATTTGGGTGCGGTCAGTAACACTATAAACGGTCATATTGCCAATAAAAGCAATCCGCACGCGGTTACAAAGGCTCAGGTCGGATTAGGCAGCGTAGCAAACCTCGATCAGTCCAAAGCAATCAAGAGTATCACGCGGAGTGGCACCACATTTACTGCTACTGCACTGGATGGCACAAAAACCACATTTACGCAGCAGGATAATAACACCACGTACGGCATTGCTACCTCTAGTTCTGATGGCCTGATGAGCAAATCTGATAAAGCAAAGCTGGACGGGATATCATCCGCTGCAGGGTCGAATGTGGTCGCTACAGAAAGCACAGATGGTCTCATGAGTGCGGCTGACAAAACAAAATTGGATGGCATTGACTATCGTTTAATGATAAACCCGGAAACCGGGCATATGGCGCTCGCACACTATACAAAGGAGGCATGAAATGGCTATTGATGCAATACAGGAACTTCCGTCATACACCCACGGAGCAAGAACTTCCGACGCGCTTGAGGCAATCGCTGACGCGCAGTGCGGGTATTCTACAGCCCCGCTTTCAGCGCTGGAGAAACAGCTGGCAATGGGATATGAGAAGCAGCGCAATGGAAAAGTGTTTGCGACCAAAATCTATAGATTTGCCTCGAATACAACATCTTCCGGCGAACTGATGCGGGACTCTTACGGGTTGAAGTGCGAGCCATCCACTGATACCGTAGCCGGACAGGATGACTTTGCGACTGCATCTCCGATTTTTACATATCAGCGGTGCAATTATATACGAGACGAGGACGGAACCGCGCGGGTAATTGCCCTCGAAGGCTCTCCGGCTTATCGCACTGAAGGAGCATACGACGTTGGCAACGTTTATCCCACTTTCTATTGGAACTGCGAGCACCATGGGACTTACGACATTTATTACATGTCTGACACTCCACACCCGGAGCTGGGGCTCGTACCGTGGTGTGAAGCTGTAAAAGCGGATGGAACAGTACTCCCTATTTACACACACTCAGCATTTGCGGCCGGAAAAGGGTCGGATGGACTCCTGCGTTCTCAGCCGGGTCTTGTTCCCACGCAGCAGTCGTACAACTCGATGATCACGGAATTTCAAAAGAAGGGTTCGGGCTACTGGGGAGCCGGTTCCGAGCGCAATCTCTGGGGAATGCTCATGCTGATCATCAAGTATGCAACCAAAAATGTTCAGAAAATATTTGCCGGGCATACGCAAACAATAAATATGATGGAGATGATCGCCTATGCAGAAACCGGAACGAAGCGCGTGCTGATTGCAAATAACAATCAGGGCTTTTTTGAGGGAATGTGTGTATCGGTTGGCTCTGCAAGAACTCAAGAGCCGAATATAAACACATCTCACGATATTGTAAATCGCGCAAGAGTAAAAAGCGTAAACAGCGTAACGATAGACAGCACAACTTATGTTGCACTTGATCTTGATGTAGAAAATACATTTGATGCAAAAACAACATACTGCGTAAAGTGTTTCCCGAGCATCGCAGCGGAAACAGATCGCGTAATCGGGCATCTCGACGGCTCGTATCTCTCCAACACGGATGGCAAACACCCGTTCCGCATCCTTGGCACTGAGTTTATGTGGGGGCAGGCAATGATTGAGTCAAACTCAATGTCAGAAAAAGATGCAAACGGTGATTGGCTGCAATACTTTGCGCCGAAAGGAGTTAAGCACGTAGCAAATGTCCACACCGGATATATCTGCGCGGGAAAAATTCCAGGAGCCAGCTCCGATTATTGGGTTGGCGACATTGATGTGGATACAAGAGGGTTTATGTGGCCATCGACCAAAGGAACATCCGACAGCCTTGGGACTGGTGACAGAGTATGGGGACCGCAAAGCGGATCAGCAGGAGACCTGCGGGAACGTTATACCGTTGGCTACCTGTGGGCCGGCTCGGACGCTGGCTTTGCGTATGTCAACCTGAGGTACGGCCTCTCGGGCGCGGGCTGGTACTGCGGGTGCTGCGATTGATATACACTGCTTGGTGGGGGTGAA